CCCTGTGTCGTAACAAGCCAGCCCTCATATCGGCACCACCCTGTCAAGCCAGAGCAGTGAACGCACGGCAAATTCAATCTCTCTTGAAATAGTGCCCGCAATTGCAGCTTCCCGGTTCTCGTACCAATGGCCAATCAGCAGCAACATGGCTTGCTTTACCTTCTGCGGAACTGCCTCTGCATCGTCACCGTAACCGGCCGTAAATTCGACGCATACCCCATTGGTAGGCCGCAAAACGCCCGCAGGCCAGGCCTTGCTATAGCTCAGCGCCAGACGCCCAGGTTCCGATTTATCGTCAATAAAATAGTCCGTAGCTGCCAGGGTATGTTCGGTGTCATTCGTGTCGTAGTATTTAACGCCAGTTACGCTCTGGAGAGTGGGTCTGGGTATTGGAATTACGCTCCCGGCTGGCCAGGAATCAAGCCACAACTGCCAGGTTTGGGTGATGTAGGCGCGGTTCTGGAAACTTTCACAGTATTCCCGGGCGGCAACAATTAAAGAAGTTATTAGAACATCCTCATCGTTGCCATCTATCCGGCAGTGATTCTTTGCCTCTTCCAGGCTAACGGGTTCGACATCTGGCGGGGTTATCAGTTTTAAAGCCATTTATTTTCCCGCCTTTCGCTGTCCCTTCTTTGGCTTCGGAGCCTCTTTCGGGACTTCCTCCTTGATTTCTCCTACCTCGGATTTCTGTTGCTTAGGAACATATTCATCACCAATCAGACCGCTATCCCTTAAAACAGCAGTCCTGGACGGTGTGAGTTCTATTATTTCACCTGGGAACCTCACACCGGATACATCACGGAACTGCTTGGTAATAACGTACTTAGGCACAAAATCACCACCTTAATAGGAACTGAGTGCGCCGCCGCGCTTCCAGTTAGCGTCATTGATGGTATTGTCCGCCGTGCAGACATATACATAGCCATTATCGTGGAACACTTCGTTCTTTGTGCCCACAGTACCGTCCTGACCACCGGCCAGATGCGTGGCATCCATGGCTGTCACCAGTCCGTTCCCGTTGTTACCTGCCGCGTTTTCTACCGCGACCAGGGCATCAGCTTCTGGTGTGGCCTCTATTTTTGCCTTGATGTCCGCTGCTGTGGAAGTGATGGCACCTGAGGCGTAACCCAGGGTAACAGTGATTGCCTGACCTACGACAGACACATCCAGCTCGGCATCGTCAGCAGGGTCCACGTACTCAATGCTGATGTTGTCTCCATCGACTCCTTTAACCTTTGCAGTGTACACCAAATCGTTGTCGTCGCCATCCAGGGCGGTAGTCAGACTGGAGGCCTTCGCATTGACCGGGGTGCCCTCACGTACTTGATTGGCTCTAACGGCGCTGTCCGCTGTTAGAGCACTGGTAGCCAACGTGGCCAAGTCGGCTAAGTTGGCATTGGCAATCCGCTTTAGACTCGCGCGTCCCATTTTTGGCCTCGCCCCCTATCTGTATGCGATGTAGGCTGTGCCGGCACCGCTGAAATTAAGGGTAATATTTGTCCCGAACTGTAGAGGGCATAAACTGAAATCGTCCTCATCCACTCCGTTAAGGGCCGGCCATACCTGGATATCGCCATCTTTCAGGGTGACATCAACGCCGGCACTGGCATTATGGACGAAGGCCACGACACCGGGGCCCGATTTAACGATAATGTCTCCTGCGCCGGCGGCAACAATCGGGCAGGGCGTGAAAGCCAGAACGTCAGACTTTATCTCATTGCCGTTTACATCTTTGTTGATATAAGACAAACGAACCACCTCCAAATACCAATTAGAAGGGGGAGGGACGAATAATCCTCCCCCTCCTTGGTTGCCAGTTAATTACTACGGATTGATGTCTACCTTCGCCGCGGCTACACGATGAACCGGACTGAATCGTCCCTGGCCGCGAAGCAGTACCGCGCCGGTCTGGGTGGCCGCGCTGTTGGTTACCCGCAGGGCCACATGGGTAAAGCCGTTTCTATTGTCCAAGAAACTGGCATCGCACTCGACGAAACCGATAGCTCGCAGAGTAGCCGGGGTGATGGTGGCATCGGCGGCGTTGATGGTAATATCGGCCTCGCCTGGCTCAGTCGCCGTGAGTGTCACCACAGCTTGATTTGAGGTCGCAGTCACGCCGGGCACGCCAGCAATCGCATGATTGATGGCCGCTGCTAGGCTTGTTGCAGTGGCAGCGTTGTCCGCCGGCTTGGCCAGAAACACCCGGTTCGGCAAGTCGGCAGCCGCGGCGCCGGTAAAGGTCAGGCCGTTTACAGTGACCTTGTCCCCCACCTGCACAGCGGCAACGGTTAGGGTAGCGGCGGCTACATGAATATTGGCATCTATGGTAGCAAGGTTGTTCGTCACAGCTTTTGCTCCGGCACCGCCAGCATCCCGGGCCTGCATAACTTGAAGTGCAGACGTTACACCGGCGGCCATGGCACCAAGCTCGACAACAAAGAGCGCTTTCCCGTAATTCTTCATGGAGTAATACGGGCCTGTGCCCGCACCATTAAGGCTTTGAGAAGTCAAACCAATATCCACCTTAACAGCTTCAGAAAGCAGTTTATTGTTTTTCAATTTCCTTTACCTCCAGTTTACTTATTTTGCGGGGGCCTTGCGGCCCCCTCCGATTAAACAAGGACAGCATAGGGGGATACCTGAGTCAGACCGTCTTCCAGTGTCAAGGGCGCATCTACCCAGGGCTGGCCGTCAACATTCCAGAAGACTTTGATTATGGTCTTATTCTGCCGGAAAAGGACGTGCTCGCTGGCCGCGATGAACGGTCCGGAACCGTCTTTGATAAGGTAATACGCCAGATCAACCAGTACGAGGTCGCCACGATTGCCCAGGGTCGGAGTCTTACCAGTGAACCGGATCGGGATGCCGTTCAAGGTTGCCGGAATACCGCGGGTGGCATCGCCTGCGTTATAGATGTAACGGCCTGCCGGATCCTGCATGGTTGCTAACTGCGGCAAGGTGGACTGGTTGGCGATATACATTGCCCGGCTGGTAGACTCCGGCAGCAGGGCAGCCAGCATATTTACGGTGTCAATGTACTGGATCTGGTTAGCACCTGCACGCGCCACCATAATAGCCCCCGGAGCATTGATTACACCTAGCGGCCTGGCCACGCCATTACCGCGCAGGAACGCAAAGTCCTCGGAGTTGACCATGGCGTTCTGCAGGAGCGTGGAAATGACAGCATTAGCAGCATCCCAGTTGCGGAGCAGTTTATCTGTCACCACAGTATGGGCAGCTACTTCCTTCGGAGTCAAAGCCACTTCTCTGAGTGTACCGTCGGTCTCAGGTTTAAGAACACCCTCACCAATCCAAAAGACTTCGACCCCACCGAACACTCCATTAGCGCCCTGGTTAAGCGCAGGCATGGTAATGGCCGAGTCTGGAGGATCGCCGGCCGGAATGACAGTTGCGCGACTGCGCACAATCGGCGGCTCAGGCTGAATCATCAGTAAGTCAGGCTTAAACTGTGTCGGAACCGCAAAGCCGCCTTGCTGCCCAACTCCCATACTCCACTCGTTATGGATACGAGGAGCGATCTGCCCTTTGAAAGCGTCCGGCACTTCGATTCCGCCGCCTTGTCCTTGACCCTGCTTAAGATTGCCGAGCCTGCCTTTGGAGTCGCCAAAGCGGATCGCATAGATGAATTCACCTAAGTTTGAGAATCCGGCGTCATCCAGTTTATTGTTGTTCTGAGAGTAGTCGCCAGGGATTTGACCGGGGCGCAGGGTCTTGTCGGCAGGCTGTTCTAGTGCCTGGGAACGGGACTGAACAGCTTCAGCGGTTTTAATGGTTGCCGCCAGGGCATCAATCTCTTTCTGCAGGTTGTCGAATTCGGCTTGCTCCTCTGCGGTCATACCACGGCCTTCGTCTAATGCTTTATCGACAATGGCCTGCTGCTGGTCACACAAGCCAGCATGTTTTTGACGTAGTGCTTGCAGTTTCATCTCTTAATACCTCCTGATTTTATTTCTGTTTACTTGGACTCGCGCTTTACGTAAAAAAACCAGGTCTTTTTCGGCCTGATTTTCTTGCGGCGGTGGCTGGTCTTGTTTTGATGGTTTTAACTGGTTATACTGCTCGATAAATCGCTGTAGGGCCAGGGAGGCGCTATTTTGTATCGCCATTCGGCTGAACATGAAAGAGTTTTCTATTGGCGGATCCTGTCCTGGTTCGGTGTAAAGGATTTCATCTACAAACCCCTCTGCCAGAGCCTTCTTCGGGCTCATCCATGTCTCCTCATCCATCATCTTAGATATTTTACTTCTTGATCTACCTGTTTTCATTTGATATGCGTTTATGATTGCGTCCTTTACCTCGTCAAGAACATCGGCCATATGGCGCATATCTTTAGCCTCACCCCGTACGCCTGACCAGGGGTTATGGATCATCATAATACCCAAAGGTGATATTTTAACCACGTCACCGGCCATTGCTATAACTGAAGCAGCGGAAACAGCCTTCCCGTCAATCTTGACAGTTATTTTGCCGTCGTGTTCTTTCAAAGCGTTATAAATACCAGCCGCAGCTGTGGTGTCACCACCCCAACTATCAATCCAGACTGTGATATCCTTTCCCTTGTGCTCAGCCAACGCGACCCTGAAAGCGTTTGGGCTGGATGACGGTATGCCAAACCATTCATAAATCCAGGCATAGTCATCGTCAACTATTTCACCGTCTATTCTAAGCACGACTTCTTCCGGATTTTCCTCATTCTTAACGAAACTCCAAAACCTCAAAATTAATCACCTCCGTAGCGCTGTGGTGGTTGAGGCTGGTTGTCATCGCCGTAGGTTTGCTGTCTTGGCTGTTGTCCGGCAGCTGCTTCGGTTGAAATCATACTGCCGTTCACCAAGTAAGCGGTCCCAGCGATGCCGCCTATCGGGTTTTCATCATCCAACTCGCGCCATTCGTCTGCGTTGATAATACCGTTTTGACGCTTAGCATTTAGATATGCCGCCCTTGCATGTGCATCACCACGGAGCAATGCGTCAATATTGAACTTAATATAGTACCCTTCTGCACGCTCCGCAGGAGTAAACAGCTTCCAGTTCATGTTCTGCTCGAATCGGGTTACTACCGGCAGCATGGAGTACTGCACATACTCAATGCCTTGATGCTCGATATTGTTATTAGTCGATCTTTGTAGGTTGGCAACCATATGAGGCGGAACCCTCATAAGGCCACATATCTGTTCATCAGTTAGCCTTAATATTTCTAAGGTTTGAGCATCTGTCAGCGGCATGGGGATTCTCTCAAATTTCAAGCCGCTATGCAGGATGAGCGGCAGCCAGGAGTTTGCCAGGCCAGCCCCCTTTTCCATCAACTGTTTACGAAGACCGTCAACCGCTTCCTGTGTCATCGACTGTTCAGTTTGAAAAACAGACCCAACATTCATGCCCTGGCCGTAGAATCGCTGAATAAATTCATTGACCGACAACCCCAGGCCGATGTACTCCCTAAGGATCGACACCGTCGAATAACCGACCAGGCCGTCATAACCAAGACCTGGGACGTGTAATACCCGCTCTGATGGTAGCGTCTCAACCTTTACGCCGCCTTCATAGATGTCATATTCAATTTTTCGCGTTTCTTTATTGCGCCTTGGCCGCACCTGATCCCACGGCCATGGATAAAGGTCGATTACCTGACCACGTTGGTTGGTTGTAATAATCGAGTAGCAATTACCTGAAGCATCCAGGTGGCCGTTCATCGTTTCCCGCCAGGTCAGGCTCGTCATTTCGCCATTTGGTACTGCATGGACTATATCATACAAGGGATGCGTATACGCTTCGTCCCTTCCCTTGCCGCTTCTTCGTTTGCGGTACACGTTAAGCGGAAGCATGGCCAATGACTCACTACGAACCCTGATGCAAGAGTAATAGGTGATATACCGAAGCGCCGTCTGCTCATTTACCCTTACCCCTGAGATACTTGGCCGGCCTCCAATGCTTACCCCTGAGATACTTGGCCGGCCTCCAATGCTTTCTTTAATATCGCGGTCAAAGTCAGCCATGGAGTAGTTTTTCAGGAGTAATTTACTAATTATCCCCATTTAACCACCCCTCTTTCCAGGAAACATTAGCCATAGGCCACCGATAATCCACATCAGGGGCTGGTAAATATCCCATAAGCCTTTAAGTAGCATTAAAAAACCCGCCAACAAGGCGAGTTCTTGAATGGCTTCGTTGGTTATATTTATACTGGGAAGTCTTATCTTTGGCAGTTTCAGCTTCATTTTTTGCAGGCATTTCAAGGCGGAACCTCCTTATAGAAAGATTATTCCGGGTTGTTTTTGGGTTTTCTCGTTCAATGCAGCCATAACCATGCCGTTAATCATGGCCACAATTACGTCTATCCTATCGGCTGATTTATTTTTCATCGGTTTTATATTACCGTTGCCGTCTACTACCACATTCACATTACCGAAACACCACCGCGCCACAGGATGGGGCTCGTGAGTCATTAGCCCAGACTTCATAAGACGCTCTATCTCCTTCATAGCCGGACTCATATTGTTCATGTTCTGAGCTACCTCAACAACTTCAAGCCCCTCACGTTGTAGGCGCTGGGTAAGCATCCGACTGTTCCAGGGGTCCGTCGCTATTACCTGCACGTCGTATTGCTTGCTGAGCGCTATTAACCTGGCCTCAACGAATTCATAATCAACGACGTTCCCGGGTGTGGCGTGTAGGCATTTTTGATTAACCCACAGGTCATATGGTACATGGTCCCGATGGACCCTTTCTCTCATATTGTCCTCGGGGATCCAGGCCTCGAACATAACCCGCCAATCGTCAAAGCCATCCTGGGGCGGGAAAATTAAGCCGGCTGCAGTTATGTCATAGGTGCTGGAAAGGTCCAGGCCAATGTAGCATTTCTTGCCAACGAGCTCAGAGATATTCCACTTGCCGACTGTTTGATCCCACAAAGTGAGTGGCAGCCAACCGATGCTTTTAACGGAAACCCACTGGTTAAGCCTGAGCCAACGGAAAAGTTTTTCCTTGGCATAATCATTCCGGGCACCTATAGCTTCCTGCCTGACGCTTTCGATGCTAATCGTCAGACCCAGAGACGGGTTTGCCTGGTACCAGGTCGCCTCGTCAAATATATCCGCATCCTCTGGCGCTGCGTAAATTTTGACATACCAGTAAGGATCCTTTATTTCTCCATCTTTTACCTTCCTGGCATATTCGTGCTGCTCCCAGCCGATACTATGCCGGTCCGGGTCGTCACCGGCAGTGGTGATAACCCACCACAGCGGCTCCTTACGAGCGGAGCCGGCACCGAAGGTCATTACATCCCAAAGGTCCCGGTTGGGCTGAGCGTGCAGTTCATCAAAGATAACGACCGTTGGGTTTAACCCGTGCTTGGTAAAGG